CCGGGATGTGACTGTGACGTATGCGGTGGCGAGGATGAAGCTATACGCCAAGTTGATATCATAGACGAGGCCGAGGAATGACCATCACGACAACCATTGGAGCTTTGTTGATTCTTGCTGGCTCAAACGCCATATGGTGGTCACTGGGCTACCGTGCTGGAAGGAAGGCCAAGAAATGACCGGCCCCGAACTTGACGCCCTCATATCAAGGACTGAGGAAACCATCGACCGGCACCAGATGCTATACCCAGACGAAGCCAGAATGCTCGTAACCGAACTCAAAACCTACCGCGCCATGGCTTTGCGCTTGGAGCGCTGTGTACATGATCTTGTCAAGGAGGCTGAATCATGCCGCCCGTAAGCGCATGCGGCCGCTTTGACAACGCCCCGGCACACCTGATAATCATCAGCCCCAGGTACTCGGCAAGATCACTGAACGAAATCGAGCGCAAGGACATCGACCACGAGGCTATTGCCCTTGCACGGGCCGAGCGGGTGGAGGCCGAGTACCTGAAGCGGCAGGCCGACAACGCACTGCGGGCAGAGGCAAGAAAGGTACAAGCCGCACTGGACAAGGCCGCGAAGGAAGAGCGGTCAAAGATCGAGAAGCAGAAGTTCCTGGCACGCAACCAGGCCAAGGCAGAGACGACGAAACTGGAAGAAGCGCGAATGGCAATGGCACGGATCAGGGCCCGGAAACAAACGCCTGAGTACAAGGCGAAAGAGAACGCACGGGGACGGGCAAAGCGTGCTGCCGAAGCCGCGACAGCACCGGAAGGATATGCTACAATGATCGAAGCCGCGCAGGGGTCAAGCATGACCGTTGCAGGCATGAGGGCAGCAGTCATAGCAGGCAGGCTCCCGGGTATCAAGGTGGGGCGGATATGGTACGTCAACCTATCCACTGCCAGGGAATATGCAGCCGGGAAGCACGAGCGGAATGTCGGACGGCTGGCGGCGATATGTTCTGCGGGAGGGAAGGCAAAATGCCATACCACAAAATAAGGCGACAGGCTACCGGATCGAAGGCGACCGCATGGAGTTGGTTCGCCAAGTACATCAAGCTGCGGGACGCCCTTGCAACCCTGGACTCCCACGACGAGGCACTGTGCATCACCTGCAAGATGATCCACCCCATATCTGACATGGACGCAGGCCACATGCTCCCCGGAAGGACGGGCGGCATCCTGTTCGACGAGAGCATTGTCTTTGCCCAGTGCAGGGCATGCAACCGCGACGGCAACGGAGAGCGGCAGGCATTCAAGCGCCTCATGATCGAGCGGAACGGGGAAGAGTGGTATGCACTCAAGGAGCAGGCACGGAAGACACCGACCCCGCTGGGATCGTTCGAGTGCTCCCTGATCGCAGATACATACCGAAAGAAGTACAAGGAATTGTTGAACAAAAACTTGTGACATGCAGGTACATGGTGTATACTGGTGGACTGTAGTGGAGGTAATAATGGACGTTGTAGATGTTACCATTTTAATACGTCACCTATGGTCCCCGGTGCATGAACTGGGCCATGTTGTATTCGGATGGTTGTCGTTCAATCCCACGATCATCTTGGGGTGGGGCATGAGCGGGAGCATGTTCGACACCTGGCCTGTTAAAATGGGTGGAACGATATTCGAGCTCCTGTTTTTCGTGTTCCTGACCGAGCTGTCGCTTCGGAAGCTGCACATAGGCTGGGCATGGCTATATACCATTCCCTGCTGCCTCGTGGTGATCCTTGGCATGGGTTTCCAGAGCGACCTGGACGGACGGTTCTGGATGTACTATGTCTGGCTGGTAGCAGCAATCGCCAGCATTGTGTATATTGCAGCAAGATCGATACAGGAGGCCAGACATGGCAGGACCCACGGCAAAGTACCCTGAATCAAAGAACGGCGGCATCGACAAGGGGAGCTCTGACCCGTTCGGCCGCAAGTTCAACACCTGGCTCAACGGACTGTTCAACAAGCGGTCGTCCGAGCCAGACAAAAATACCGCGGCGGTGCAGCAGCTCGCCGACATGCTTGGCCATCTTGACGAAAACGGAACCAGGTATCCCGGTGGAGCCAAGTCATGGGATCCGACGAAGATGGACCCGAGCAAGCACTGGAACCCGGAGCAGCTTGGGGCACTGAAGACGCAGCTTGCCACGGAGTACCCGCGGCTGGCCGGCAGGTATGATGAAATCATGAAGCGGTACGGATTCGGAACGAAGCAGTAACCAAGCGGGAAACGTTCCGGTTCAACTGGAACATGGTTTGCGTTCCGTAGTATGATGGAACCATGTCGAACCCCTGCAGGGTATGCTCGCATCCGGCATGCTCCGAGATAGAATACAAGGTCAGACAGGGAATAGCGCTGGTTACTGTTGCCGCCAGCTATTCCCTGTCCAAGACATCGCTGTCCAGGCACATGAACACCCATGCACTCGGAGAGCCTGGAGTCTGTTCAGAGAAACCCAGGCAGATACTCGATACCGTAATACCAATCGAAGAAAAGCCAGCCGGCCGGCTGGACGCATACGAGAGCATCCAGAGGCTCAGGCAGGTGACTGACCAGGTGCTGGAGCGGGCCATCAACGACGGCGACGACAGGATGACGCTCTATGCCATGAGCGAGGCCCGCAAGAACATCGAGACCATGGTCAAGGTATACGAGACCCAGGAGCGCCTTCTTGCTCAACTGGCCGGCAGGGAAGACTTCTCTGCATCCGCGGTATATCAGTTCCTGAAGCACTACCATCCCGAAGTCCTTGCCGAGCTCGTTGGAAGCATCAGGGCATCAAGGGGGCTCGTATCCTCCATCCGCTAGACCAGGAGTTCTACTACCTCGCTGATCCTGTAGCCCGCATCCAGGACACCTACGGCCTGGGCATAACCATGGATCCTGTGCAGCGTAGGATCATAGAGGCACAAGAGCCAAGGATCATCGTCTGCTGCACGAGGCAGTGGGGCAAGACGACGACCGTGGCCGCCAAGGCCGCCGCTGAGGCGCAGTCAGGGCCGGGGCTCATACTCATCATCGCGCCGGTGGAACGGCAGGCCAGGGAGTGCTTCCGCAAGATCAAGGACTGCCTGCGAAGATCACTGCCGGCAGACATCTGGCCGGAAGAGAACAAGACCTCGCTTGAGCTGCCCAACGGGGCCAGGATCGTCGCTGTTCCTGCCAAGGGCGAGAACATCCGCGGGTTCACCAACCCCAGGCTTATCATCATCGACGAGGCCGCGTTCGTGCGCGACGAGGACTACCGGTCCATCCGTCCGATGCTTTCCCACGGTGCAAGGCTCATACTGCTGTCTACACCGTTCGGACGCAGGGGGTTCTTCCACGAGACCTGGGAACGGCCCGATGACAGGTGGGTGAAGATCATGGTGGCGGCAGACCAGTGCAGCCACATATCGGCAGACTTCCTTGCCGAGGAGAAGCTGGCCATAGGATCGTGGTGGTACGAGCAGGAATACAACTGCAAGTTCCTCGATGCCGGCGCGGGATTCTTTGACATGGACAGGGTGCACCAGGGCCTCGACGAAGGGCTCGAGCCGCTCTTTGCACTGAGGGAGCCTGGTGGCATGAACGAGGACTCGGGGCTCAAGGCGCTGTTCGGGAGGATGCAGGGATGAAGCAGTACATCATGGGTGTGGACCTAGGAAAGAAGAACGACTATTCGGTCATTTCCGTCATCAAGGAAGGGTTCCACCGCAAGGCCAAGCCGACAGTGCAGGATCTTGAAGTGGGGCACGAGGGCGAGGTCGTTACGACGAGGGTGTGGCAGATACTCCACCTGGAGCGCATAGAATTGGGAACCGACTACACGAGGGTCATCGAGATCGTCAAGGAGCTCCTGTCTACCGCGGAGCTTGCAAACAATACCGACCTGGTTGTCGATGCGACAGGGGTGGGAGCACCCGTTGTGGACTTCATGCGGCACTCGGGGCTCAATCCCGTTCCGCTCCTGTACACGTCGGGGAACCAGACGAACATGGGCTCTGACGGCATTGTGCGGGTGCCCAAGGCGGACCTTGCCAACACGCTGCTCTTCTACTGGAACTCCGGGAGGCTCAAGTATCCGTCAAACCTTCCATTCCTCGACAAGCTGCTCCTGGAGATGGGATCGTTCGTCGTCAAGATCACGAAGTCGGTGAACATGACGTATGAAGCGCTCCAGGAGACCGACCACGACGATATGGTCATGTCGGTGGCCATGGCGGTCTGGTGGGGATCCTATACAAGGCCCTGGGCGCAGAAGACCAACAGGCTCGACAAGATAGGAGAGGATGCGTACGACCCACGAACGTACTTGACACAATGAAGCATTCGGATTTATTGGTAGGATATACAGCACACGAGATCGGGATGGTTCCCGGCACTCTCGGCGACCCGCAGGAGGCTACATGCCCGGGAAAGACGAGAAAGCCGAAGAGAAGCACCTGAGGCGTCTGTCAGCCATGGAGACCGAGCGCCGGCCGTTCGAGGACGAATGGAAGGACATCACCAAGCTGATATTCCCCCGGCGCAACGGCTGGGACAAGACCCCTGATTCCAACAAGCGCAACTCCCCCGAACGGTTCGACGGTGAAGCCCTGGCTGCCCTGACGCTCATGTGCGACGGGCTCCTGGGACATTTGGTTCCCGCAGCCATGCCGTTCTTCCGACTGAGACCCACGCTCCAGAGGATGGAGAAGCTCAAGCCCTTGCGCCAGTGGCTTGACGACTGCCAGCTCCACCTCATGCAGGTGCTCGAGCGTTCCAACTTCTATTCCGCGATGGGCGAGGCGTTCCCCGACGCCGGATCCCTGGGGACTGCCTGCGTGTTCATGGAAGAGGAAATGGCCGTAGGCAAGATGCACTTCTCAGTGCGTCACCTCAAGGAATGCTACATAGCAGAGAACCGCTGGGGTGATGTCGATACGGTGTACCGCCGCTTCATGATGACCCGCAGCCAGCTTGTCGAGCAGTTTGAAGGCTCGCTGGACCAGAAGCAGCTTGACCGCGCAGAGAAGGAACCCGATGCCCTGGTCGAGGTGCTCCACATCGTCGAGCCCGGCACTTCCAGGAAGTATGACTCGACCTACATGCTCACCACGGAACAAGCAGACACCCGTACGAAGATACTCGAAGAGGGTGGCTATGACTGGTTCCCGTACATCGTCTGGCGCTTCCGCAAGAATTCCGATGAAGTGTACGGCCGGTCTCCTGCGATGGACGCGCTCTACGATGTCGAGATGATAAACCACCAGTCCAAGAGCATGGCAGAGGCGGCGCACAAGGCCATCAACCCCCCGCTCCTGGCGCATGAGTCGATGCGCGGGCACATCAAGGTCAACCCGGGTGCGATCAACTACTGGGATTCCTTTGCGCCTGGAGGCAACCTCGTACAGAGCCTGTACGGTGGGGCCCTGGGGCAGTATCCCCTCGGTATCGATGCGATGGAGCGCAGGGCCAAGATCATCCGCGAGCATTTCCGCTCTGACTTCTTCTCGTACCTCCTCGGGGAAGGCATGAGGCGCGACCGCACCGCAACGGAGATCAACGCCATCGAGGCGCAGAAAGCAGCCGTGATGGGCTCGACCATAGGAAGGATCAACAAGGAGCTTCTGGAGCCGATCATCATGACGGTGTTCACCATCGAACGAGAATCCGGCCGGCTCCCGGAACTCCCCCGGGAACTCGCACAGCTGGCAGGCATGCCCATAGACATCGAGTACACCGGGCCCATGGCCATGAAGCAGAAGCAGTACCTGCGGAGCCAGGGTGTCATGGATGGAATAGCCGCGGTGTCTCAGATAGCCCAGGCAACCGGCAGGATTGACGTGTTCGACAACTTCAACTTCGATTCGGCTTCTGAAGAGGCGGCGTCGGCGAACGGGCTGCCTGACCGCATGATTATCGACCCGCGCCAGGTGGCCAAGATGCGCCAGGCGAGGGCACAGCAGCAGGCACAGCAGGAGCAGATGGCCATGGAACTGGAGCAGGCTAAAGCCATGCCAGGACTTTCCAAAGCTCCCGAACAGGGATCCCCGGCAGCGAGGATGGCATGAGCTACATCAACACCGATTCCATAGAGCAGATGGACAGCATCAAGCAGTACCGCAGGGTATTCAACACCCCTGACGGAAGGCAGGTGCTCGCAGACATGCTTGGAGACCTGCACTACCATGACACGATACCCAACCAGGGTGACGCGGTGCTCCACAACTACGCAAAGACTCTTTTGTACAAACTGGGTATACTGCAAGACCACAATGAAGTGGCAATCGTAGAGGCATTTTTCGATTTACCGTACATTCCGCCGCAAGGCGATTAAGGAGACAGGATGGAAGACCAGACGACGATCCCCGCCAGCGGGGGTACTCAGAGTCAGGGAGCCGCAGTGGACCCGGCCACCGACGCCGGGAAGGGCAACACGGAAGCAACGACCACATGGATGGATGGACTCTCCGAACCGCTCAAGGCATCGAAATCGCTTGCCAGATACTCGTCGGTAGACGACCTGGCAAAAAGCTACGTCGAGCTCGAGAGGAAACTTGGGGGGAAAAGCGAGATCCCTGGACCCGATGCGAAACCCGAGGACTGGGAGAAGTTTTACTCCCTGGCTGGCAGGCCCAAAGCTGCCGGCGACTACGCAATCGAACCCGTAGAAGGGTTTGAACCAGACCCGAAGTTCATGACCGAGTTCAAGGAGCGGCTCTTCGCAGCCGGCATATCGCAGTCCCAGGCTTCAAAGATCTACGCATTCCTTTCGGAAGGCGCAAGCGGTGGAGCGGCCGAACAGGCCAGGGAAATCGAGAAGGCCACGGCAGCCCAGGACCAGATGCTCCATGAGGCATGGGGAGCGAAGTACGACGAGAAGCGCGAACAGGCGCGAAGGTTTGTCTTGAAAGTCGGCGGAGAATCAGCCATCGACCACCTCGAGCAGGCCGGAGCCACCAAGGACGCCATTGTCATGCAGCTCCTCGCGGCAGCCGGAGAGGCTGTGTCACCCCACCGATTCGTCGATGGTGCCACGCCCAAGGGCCAGAAAGCCGCGCCGTACTCGTACATGAACGAAGGTGCCAGGGCGTAGACTCAAACTACTCCAGGAGGCTACCATGCCTTTCGACATCAACACCAGCTACACGCTTTCCGAGGTCCTCAAGAGCTATGACCCCGAAGGAAAGCTCCACCACATCATCGACGTGTTCTCTTCAAAGCGCCCCATACTCCAGGAAGCGTCCTGGGCAGAGGCGAACGGGGACACCTACCACGAAATGCTCCGGATGGTATCGAAGCCCCAGGGCGCGTTCACCCGCATCAACGAAGGCTATATCAAGGAAGGCGTCGAGACCGTGCCTGTCAAGGAGCAGCTCTCGATGATCGGCTCGCTCTTCGAGCTTGACCGCCGCCTTGCCGACCGCCAGAGCAACCCCGGCGAGTGGAGGGCCCAGCGTGCCCGTGCCCATATCTCGGGCATGATCGATGCCTGGAACACGAAGTTCTGGACCGGCAACGCCACGACCGACTCCAAGGAAGTCAACGGAATTCTGACCAGGTACTCCTCGAAGGCCCTGTCCAACGTCCATTCCATGGGCGGCAGCGCCAACCTGTACCCCCTGGCCATCGTCAAGTGGGGCGAGGACGCCGTGCAGCTCCTGTATCCCAAGGGCGGCAAGAAGACGTTCTACGAAGAGGACCGCGGGCTCGTGGACCTCATGGACGCCGCGGGCAACCCGTATCCCGGATACCGAAGCTACTTCAACTTCGCCTACGGCATAGCTGTGAACGACGACCGCTTCGTCCAGCGCATCGGCGACATCGACTACACCGCGATCAAGAGCGCTGCGACTTTTGAAGAGAAGCTCATCGAGGCAGTCAACGCCATGCCGAACACCGAGAACACCGCGATCTACTGCGGCCGGCAGATCATGACGGGCATCATGCAGCGCATGAACGCCAAGACGAACATGTACTTCACCAAGGAAACCGTATGGGGCCGCGAGATGCCGACCTTCATGGGTCTCCCCATCGTCCGCGACGACTCCCTGTCTGTCGCCGAATCCGTACTGAGCGCGTAAGGAAAAGGAGCACACGATGATACTCGACATGCAGGATTCCTTCCTGAGCACCGCCACCCCTCCTCTGGAGACTATTGGCGGTTACGCTTCCGGCGTTTCCGACTACCGGGACACCGGCGAAGCCAGTTCCCTCGATGGCCACCGCAAGCTGTACCTGAACATTGAGGGCATTGCCAACCTGACTTCTGATGGTGCCGATACTGTCACCATAACCCTCACGACCGATACCGCCACCGGGTTTGCCACCGCCAAGAGGACCCTGTACACTTCGGGGGCCATAGCAAAAGGCGCGGTGGCCGCGACCAGGACCAAGATACTGGTTCCCGAGGGGGCCAGCCGGTACATCAGGGTCGAATGGACCATTTCGGCCATCGGAACTTCGTCTGCCGGCGGAACGTTCAAGGCGTTCCTCTCCGTAAGCTAAGGAGTAAGACATGAGTGAATCAATGCTGACTCCCATGTACACAGGACGGCGCGGTCCGTGGGCAGACGATGCCAGGATCGAGTCCCTGAATGCGAGCAACTGGGGGGCGCAGATCGTTTCCCAGTTTGGTGGCGGCTTTATGGAAATGGCCCGTAGGGGGCTGGTCTTTGCCGCCCGTTCAGGAGCTGCCGCCGCAATTCCGGTCAACACCACGCTGACCAATGCTCCAACCCTCTGGAACCCGGTCGGTTCCGGAAAGGTCCTGGTTCCGCTCAAGATCATGCTTTCAGCGGCTACTCTTGGCACCCAGGTCATTGACGGATTCACCATCAACGCCGCGGCCAGCATGGGCAATGCTGCCGGGGCGGGTCAACCATTCCCGACTTTCACCAACATCGCTCCCGTATCCACCAGGATAGGCGCGGCCACTGTTGCACAGGGCAAGTTTGCCAATGCAGTGGTGACATGGACAGCCCAGCCTTCAGTCCTGTTTGACATTGGCATAGGCCAGTGGGTATCGGGAACTGCAGCGACCGGACAGCCGTACAACAATCATGTCTTTGATTTTGACGGTTCCGTCATCATGGCTCCCGGAACCGCAATCTGCCTTGGCGCTGCAACCGCAGCTTCAAGCGGAACATACTGGACGACCATCCTGTATGCCGAGCTCCCGGAGATCGTGCTGAGCTAAGACCACGAGGGGGCCGGTTCTGGCCCCCTCCTTTCATGAAAGGAACACGACATGGCAGCCATCACTGCACCCACCTGGACCGCGGGCCTTGAACTGAAAGAGGCTGCCGTCGCCAACCTTGCCCTGTACCGCATCGCCGCCGACCCCATCAAGGACACGCTCGAGGACACGCCTTCATCGAGGCAGTGCCGCGTCGTATTCCCTGCGGTCCGTGACGAGCTCCTGCGGGACTACCCCTTCAACTTTGCCATGCGCAGGGCCAACCTTGCGGAAGACACCTCGTTCTCGCCCAAGGGTGAATGGACGTACGCCTACAAGGTGGAACCGTACCCGGCAGCCTACGCAACAATCGGCACAACCGCACTGTCCGCGGTGCTGACCGGATTCACCGGTCTTGCAGTCAACGCCCTGCGGGGGCTCAAGGTATCGGGAGCCGGCATTCCTACGGGAGCGTACGTCGTGTCGAACGATGCGACGACCGTGACGCTGAACGCAGCGGCTACGGCTTCTGCTTCCATCACCATTACCATGGCGCTTGCCATGCTCAAACTTCTCGAGGTTGACGGCAACAACGCCAACTCGTTCGAGATCATCGGGGAAGGCCCGTCAAGGCGGCTCCTGTGCAACCTCGTGACGACCACGGGAACCCCGAACCTCCTTGAAATCAAGTATGTCGAGCAGGTGGCAGACCCCGACTCGTGGGACTCCCTGTTCAAGGACGCGCTCGTGCTGCGCCTGGGATCGAAACTAGCGGTACCGCTGACCAAGCGGGCCGACCTGGCCCAGTTCCTCCAGGGAGAGTTTGCCGCGATACTGACCCTTGCCAAGATGGCCAGCTCCAAGGAGCGGGTCGTCGAGGAAGGCGAGAGCTCCTGGACGGCGCGGTAACATGCCGACCGTCAGGCCGGTATTCAACGACTTCTCCGCAGGAGAGCTATCCCCGAGGCTGGCCGGGCGCGTAGACCTTCCCGTCTACTACCGGGGAGCCCAGGAGATGACCAACTTCCGCACAAGGGTGCTTGGAGGCGTATCCAAGCGGCCTGGTACGAAGTTCGTCAAGGAAACCCTTGCTTCGGCAAAGGCCAGGCTCATTCCGTGGTCGATAGACAACGACCGCGTGTTCATCCTGGAACTGACCGCAGGGCACATCAGGATCCTGGACCATGCCTCGGGGGGACTGGTTACGGTCTTCGGAGGAACTGCCGTCGATCTTGCCACAAGCTACACCGCCGCGGAGCTCTTCGAGGTGCGCTATGCGCAGACCTACCGTGAAATGTACCTCGTCCATCCGAACCACGCCCCGGTATGGTTCTGGTATGCTTCGGGCACCGTATCAGCCGCGGTCATAGACTACACCGCTGCTGACCAGTCGTTCGCAGGCAACCTCATAGAGTGGACTGCCGCTGTGGGGACGTACGAACTGTACGACCTGTGGG